TTTTTAAAATCTAATTTTTCTATTAGCTTCTTTAGTTTAGGAACATCAAATATAAACGTACAAAATATACTATCTCCTATACAAAGATTATGAAACCAGTAATCTGCTTCTGTTGCTTTTATACCAGAAGGTTTACCATAAGACTGATACTCAATACAGATGTTACCTGTCTTCATCCACATACCTCGTTCAGACTTAACTTCAATCTTTTTATTTTGAAGCATATCTGCAACTCTATCTTCTCGAACCTGACCGTACTCTAAATCTAGGTCAAACTTTTTTCTATCTTCTTTTTTAGGTTTCATTTCTTATAATTAAATTAACTATTTTCTATTTTAAAACAATAATTTTTAAAAGTTTCTATAGGTATTAGACAAGCAACTTTTGAAGCTGTGTCTCCTTGTCCTGTTAAAACTCTAGAATTAATATTATTAACAGTAATACATTCAATTATTTTAATAGGAGTTATCCATAATAACTCTTTACCAGTATATATAACCCAGTAATCTGCTTTAGTTGTAAGAAGAGCTGAAGGTTTGCCAAACATCATAAGCTCTATGATAATATTACCAGTATCACAACTTCGATAATCTCCTTTTATTTCTAGTTTTTTACCGGTTTCAGGTATAAATAAATCATAATCTTTAAATTTACCATCTATTAAAATAGAACAAGGATATTTTTGTTTACAAATATCTAATATTTTTTCTTCTATTTTTCTTCCACGTTGCAAATCTTTCTTAAAGTTTTGTGTTGAATTAATGAGTTTCACTCCAGTTACTCCCTATCTTATACTCTCCGTCTAACGGACAGCGAAGTTTGTAATAAGTACCAGCATCTTTTATAGCCTGTACTGCTAAGTTTCCTGCTGTTTCTGACTGACTTTCTTTTACTTCAATCTGCCATTCATCATGAATGTTTGCAACAAACTTATAATCTATACTAGCAAGTTTTAATTTTTCATCAAGTAAACATAAAGCTTTTTTCATTACTATTGCTCCGCCACCTTGAAGTAAAGTATTTAAAGCGGCATGTTGATGTCTAAGAATAATCTTTCTACCATCTAGTCCTTTAAGGAAACCTTTTTTAGATGCGTTCTGCACTCGTTCTCTAAGAGAACCAAATGATGGTTGACCAGAGAAGAAACGTTGTTTAAGTTCTTTGCCATCTCTTTTATCTCCGTCAATAATTGAACCAATTTTTTGGTCTCCTGCTCCGTAGATAAGTGCATAGATGAAAGTCTTAGCCTTATCTCTTGATTTAAGTCCAACAATTCGTTGGTTAGTTGTGTGTATGTCTCCATTGAGAATTTCATTTATGTACTCCTTATCGTCCATGTAATGAGCTAACATACGTAGCTCTAATCCTGAAGCATCTACTCCTACTAGTTTGTAACCATCAGGCACAATCCAACAAGCTCTACACTCATCTCCAAAAGGAGACTTTACACTAGGCACCTGAGCCACATTAGGATTCCTATGTGACATTCTACCCGTAATAGTTCCAGTGCATATAACAGAACCATGAACTCTACCATCATCATCTAAAGCTTCAATCCAAGACTGAACTTGAGCCAGTCTTTTCTGATACAAAAGATAATTAGCTATCAACTTAGCCTCATAGATGTGTTCTATTTCTTTCAAAGTAGTTTCATCTACAATAGGCTGACCGGTAGGAGTAAACTTTCTTGGTTTCCAGCCGAAGTCACTAAGATATTCTCCGATTTGCTTTCTAGAACCTAGGTTAAAATGCTGTAATTTTTTACGCATGAAAGGTTTTTTAGGTCGCAAACCTTTTATTATATCTTCGTATTCTTCTTCTGTCAATCCTCTTTTAGATAAAGAACCGTCTTTCTTTATGAAAGGTTTAACCTCTTTATCATCTACCCATTTAGGTTTAAATTTTTTATGGACTTCCTCTTCTGTTTCTTTTAAAAGTTTGTTAAACTTACTGATTAAGAAGGTCGCATTTCTTAAATCAAATTGAAAACCATCAGCAGTTTGCTTGGTAATTATACCTGTTGTTTGGTGTTCTAAGTTTATACTTTCTTTAGAGAAACCTAAAGCTTCTTTCCTTAAATAATTAAATAATACTTTATTAACTTTTGTATCTTGAATACAATACTTAACCATATCTAAAGAGAACTCCGAGAAATCTGGAGACTCCATCTTGTGTTGACCAAGCTTGATACCCCACCTTTCTAAACTATGACCCTTCTCCCTAGTTGGATTAAACAGTCTGCTTAATACTAAAGTATCTATAATTTCTATAGACTCTTTAGGTTTCCAACCGTATAGTTTATTAAGGACGGGGATATCAAAACCTAAAATATTATGTCCTACAAGTCTGTCAGCAGTATTCAAGAACTGAAGACCTTCCTCAAGATTGTCGCCATAAAAGCTGTGAACTTTATCATCATCATCTACAGCGACAATACACCACAAAACGGAGGCATTGAGGTGGTCTGTTTCTATGTCAAATACTAACGTCTTCATAGGTTAAAATGGAATGTCCGGCTCTAATGTTTCATCTATTCCACTAAAGTCTTCTTCATCAAACTCTGTTAGTCTACCAGTATCTTTATCGTATAGCAAGGCACAAGCCATACCTACGTCTCCAGTATATCTGGACTTAAGAATACGAAGACGAGTAGTTCTAGCTTCTCTTTCATCATCTGCTTGTTGGTTTCTTTCAAGTGCAATCACACAATCACTAAGCTGTGCGATACTGTTAGAACCCCTAAGATGACTTAAGTTAACTTGAACACCGTTCTCATGTCCTTTGTTACCATCAACACGTCTGAGATGTGAAACAAGAATTATACCTGCTCCTGTTTCTTCTACCATACTTCTTAACCTAGTCATGATATTATCTATGCCTCTTCTTTCATCGTTCTCTGCTAAGCTTGTGACTAGCATATGAAGGTGGTCAACCACCACCCACTTACAATCACAGCCTACAATAAGATAACGAAGCTTAGAAAAGATATCTTCAATATCATTGGTTCCGAAGTGAGCATGTATAAATACTTTATCTTTACCAAATACTTTATGATACATAGTCTTTAAAGTTTCATCAGCAAATTCTTCTCTGATGTTATCTATGTATAATCTAGCGTTAGCTTCAATACTTAGTATACCATCAACTGTTCTTCGCCAGTCTTCTTCAAGTGCTATAATACCTACATTATCTTCTGTCTTATTTGTTAGCCAATGTTCAATCTCTCTTGTGACACTAGACTTACCTAATCCTGTGCCACCAGTAATTGTTACTAATTCCCCTTGTCTCATACCTATCAGCTTTTTGTTAAGACCGTTGTAAGGATAAGGAACACTTTCCTTTTTAGGTCTATCAAAAAACTCTTTCTCTTTCTCAGATACTCTAATGATTCCACTAGGAGTATAGACCTGAGCATCCCACCAAGACTTAACAAAATCTTGATGTTTGTTTTTGATAAGCATATCATTGGCATCTTTAAAACCGTTTGGAAGATTAATTATTTTACACTTACGTGGTTTAATAATACTTGCAACTTTCTTAGCATTCTCAACACCTGCTTTGTCTTTATCAAAGCACAGAATAATATTATCGAAACTTTCGATATACTCTATACTTTCTTTGATATCTTTGACAGCAGAAGAAGCTCCTCTCTTAATAGAAACTACAGCCCATTTACTTCCTAACATTTCATAGGCAGCCATAGCATCACACTCTCCCTCTGTGATAGTAAGATACTTACCACCTTCCTTGAAAAGATTTTGACCGAACAGTCCTGTGTTCTGTATAGTGCCTTCAAAAGTAAATCTTTTATCTTTGACATATCTAGTCTTGATAGCGGACAACTCTCCATTAATATAGAAAGGATATAAGTGCTGAGCAATAGTTCCATCAGCGTTATACATAACTTTTACACCATACTTCTGAGCAGTTTCTTGACAGATACTTCTATCTATTAGTCTTGAGAAACTACCACCGTCTAGGTTTAAAGCTCTTTGAGGTTGTTTTATATTTTGCATATTAGTTATATTTCCTTTTTGATATTTTGGAAAAAATTCATTACAGCTAAAACATTTAGCCGACCCGTCTTGATTAAGAGACAGGGCATCAGTGCTTCCACAAGCCTCGCATGGCAAGTGTGTTTTTATAAAGTTAGTTGTCATAATCTTTACATTAAAAAGCCCTCATGGAGAGGGCTACGTATAATAAAGGAGAATTACCTACAATTACTCATCGGAAGAATTGTCTTCTTCAGATTCGCTTTCTTCGGTTTCTACCAATGCCTCCTCAGTTAACAAAGGTCTAAGCTCTTCTTGAAGCTTATCGTTTGACTTTTGTAAACTAATCTGCATTTGATTATTGAAAGCCATCTGACTTACATAGGCTTGAACTTGTTGTCTTGCCTTTGGGTCAGTTAACTTTTCAGTATCATAAGCTTTATCATCAAAATTAATAATCATAATTAAAACTCCTCTCCGTCTCCGAATGGGTCAAGCTCATCGCCATCTCCAGACTTGACAGAAACTAAGTCGATAACTTGCATGGCTTGAAAATCCAAACCTTTGAATTGACCATACTTGTTCTCAGTTTCCCATTCATTATACTGAACTCTAACTGTAGAACCATTACCAACAATAGTATCAATAGGATTTTTATTGGCATCAAAAAGTTTTGGAGCAGGTCTAACTTGATTGTTAGCACTGTTCACTTTTCTTTTGATAACAATAGCTTTACCTATTGGTTGTTCAGACCCGTCTTCTGCTTTAACAGATAGGTCTTTTACACGAAAACCTCTTGATTCAAAGTCACTTGCAGTGTCTGCATCGACTACTAAATCAACAGTATATACAGGTTCAAAAGTAGTATTAGGTGTTGTTACACTAGCCCAATAAGCTTTACCTTCTAAAATTGCCATAAAAAATTCTCCTCGGCATAGTTAATACTTGCTCTATATTAAAGAATAACTTTAACATGTCAAGCATTTCATCTTAAAAAAGATGACTTCCACCATGTAGGTTTAGGTCTTCCCTTATTCCACATGGCATAATCTTTTTCTTGTATACAATACTGACGGTATGAAAGTATTGGGTCGTCAGGTTCTTTGTATTGGTCTGGCATTGCCAAACGTATTGGTGTCATGGGTTGTGAAGATATATTTTCTGGGTGAGGCATTAAAGCATCTTTAAGTTTTTCGACACTACCATGAACTTTATTATATCTATAAGTATATTCATCTCCTAATGCTATAAAATGTCTGTATAGCCATGAATAGTTTTGAACACTTTCTCTAGCCCAGATAGTACAAGGATGATTTTTATAAGCCTCTTTATATAAACCTACTTCATCAGCATATTTGTCTCCATCTAAAACTCTATGAGATGTGCATAACATTTGTGCAGTCTCTAATGGCATCTTCACCAGCATTTTATCAGGTTGTGCTTTGGCACACACAACAGGGTCGTGGTCAAAATAAAATATATTCATTTCATTGCCTCCTCCAATAAAGGCTCTAACATTTCAAATATTTCTATCTGAAATATATACATCTTTCTTTTGTTAGCTAAGTCTCTGACTGACCAAGTTATCTTGTCATCATAATCAAAGTTAACATCAACAAGCTTATCAAAATAAACCTGTTGTTTTTTATCCAACACGATAGCAACTTCAACAGGAGCTTCCGGATGGTTTTGTCTTCTCATTTGCATATTAGTTTCCTTAGTTTAAAATTCTTTCTACCCAATTCTCTGCCACATCTTCAGCATAACTTTGGGAATGTTCAAAGCATTCAACGACACGAACAAGCATCGTTTGTTTATACAGCTCAACATAAAAACCTTTTCTATTTCTAAAAATAAAAGCTTCTCTACTTTGAGGTATACCATACTGCGATACTATATCACCTATCATCAACACACCTCTCTTTCTCCACTATCTCTATAACTAAAATAGCTTTCTTTAAAATTGACATTTGTTATACCAAGTCTTGTGCCATTTCTGTAACCCTCTTCATCATACCAAACAGAGCCACAAGGCTTGTTTTTGAGTTCATCTACTTTTTCTAATACTAAGTCTCTTTGTTCTTCAGTATCACATTTGATAATAATATCGTAGGTGCATTCGTTATCCTTTTTCATTTTTATTCCTCCTTTTCTTTTCGTCAATCATCTTAGTTGATTCCCATGCAAAAAATGCTAACACAGAAAAGAAAATAAGAGCAAGTAATAGTTTTAATAATTCATCCATTATAAATCCTTACAAATAAATTTATCTTCTAAATAAAGTCGAGCTTGTATCATGTTCTTACGAAGCTCATTATAATCATCTTCAGACATGTGATAAAAAATATCACACTGGTCAAAGTCAGCTACCATATACTCTAACACATGTGTCAAAGCATGTAATAGTTCTCTTTCTTTTTTCAATTCATACATGTTAATCCCTCAAATATTTATCAAGACCTTTAACTATTCTAATCAAAGCATCTTTTAGTTCATCTACATCTTGAGCTTCTCTAATATTTCTAACCCAATTAGCATTATAATATTCAGTAGATTCGTCTTCCCAATCTTCTGAAAGCTCTACATATAAATCATCATGAATACTATTCAAGATTTGTTTAAATAAACCATCAATTCTTACCTGCATAATTATACCTCATCAATAATATCATTCAGTTCTTTTTGAATTGCTTGAAGATAGTCGAGGTCAATAGCTAAACTAGCTATGTAACCCCAGTTAACTTCTTCTCTCTCTAATTCCCTATCAATATTCCATGTATGCATATCATACATTTTATCGTCAAGGTTATGTAAAGCTCCACGTTTAAACTCAATAAGCTTAAGTCTAATTTTATCTTTAGTCATCTAGTTTCTCCTCTAATTTTTCTATTCTTTCTATCAGAGTAAGAGTATCTATACGGTCAGTTAAAGCATTTAGTCTTTCTTGACAATCAACGATACGATTATCAAAGCCAGATGATTCTTCACCTAACATCTCAATTTTATCTTGCATGTCATCAAAGTCATAGTTGTATAATTTATCATCAACTTCACCTTCAACTAAACGTTCTACCTCATATTGAACATCATCAAGAACTTCTTTCTGAATAGTCTCTTGAATATTATCAAGTTGGTTATATACTTTTTCTTCTACTCTCTCAAGAGATTGTAAAAGCTCATCATGCATTTTATCAATGCCTAAAAATTTTATTAAGATATTTTTCATGTTATACCTCCATTAAATATCTACGTTCCAGTTCCTTTTGATTTACTAAATAAAATTCAAAAGAATCTGTAATCGCTTCATCATATCTGAATCCTGCATTTTCACATTTAGCTTTATCAAGATTAAAATTCTTGTCTGCTAAAAGCAAATAAATGTTATTCACATACGTGACCAGTTCTTCATTAGAAGCCAACTCATATGATGGCTTATAATCAAAGTTATCCCAATAGTTATGCTTCTTTTTTACAATCTTAGAAGCTTTTTCTTTTACAACAAACTTTTTAAAGTTACCCATTATCATTCTCCATATCTAAGTATAGTTTAGTTACTCGCCATTTAACACTATCTTCCTCATTATAATCTTCCCACTCTATATCAGTGTTTGGATAATGTTTTTCTATAACAGGTTTTAAGTCTGTCATAAAGGCTTTAAATCTTTCTTCCATCATGCACTCTCCTCAAATTTATCTTCATA